TTGTTAATCTAACTTCTAAATGGGCTGAAGATAGAAACTTAATTAAAGGAAGTACAGCAAAAGATCAAACTTTAAAGCTTATTCAAGAAGTTGGTGAGTTATCGGATAATATTTGTAAGGGTAAAAGTCCTGTAGATGATATAGGAGATTGTTTAGTAGTTTTAAATAATTTGGCTTTACAACATGGCTTAACATTATCGGACTGCTTAGAACACGCTTATAATGATATTAAGGATAGAAAAGGAGTTATGAGAGATGGAATATTTATAAAAGAAAATGATTTGTCTTTAGAAGAACTTTTAGAATCTAGTTGTAATTTTAAAAGAAAACATTAAAACAGTATTATGATAACAATAATTAGTAAAATAGAACTAGAAGGAACTGATAATTTAAAATATTCAGATGTTGGATATACTACAGATGTTTCTGTAATTAATGAAATAAATGAGCAGTATGATTTCACTCTAGGAGCTTTTTTAGGAGAAAACAGAACTAAATTAGAAATAGGTGAAGTTAGTATAAGTACTTTTTTTGCTAATACTTCTTATGTTAATGAGGCTAGAACACAAGTAGAAAATACTGATACTTTAGCATTAGTTGAAATAAATGATATAAACGACTTATAAAATGGCAGTACCAACTAAAGGAAATGCTACAAGTGCTAATCCAACACCAGGAGCAAATTTTAAAACACAAAACCATACTCAAAATACGGGTGCAGATGGTTTAATTATTGCACAGTTTACTATGAGTAATGCTAGGACTTACACTAGTTGTACTTATGGCGGTGTTGCTATGACTCAGTTATATCAGATTAATAGAAGTGGTTTAAGTCAAAGAATGGCTTTTTTTTATTTAGAGAATCCTCCAACTGGTACAAATCAATTAAGAGTTAATTTTAATAACTCACAATGGAATCCTATATCTATGCATATTAGGAGCTTTACTGATTGCGGAGGTGTAGGAGCATCTACAAGAACAGGAGGTCAATCTACACCAAATAACGGTAGTTTAACGGTAGAGGATGATAGTTTAATAATGATTACTTCTTGTAGTATTAACGCTATTACAAGCCAACAAATACCAACGGGAACAAATAGAACTTACACGCAACATAACACTAATAGACAAGTAGCTACGGGTGCTATATCTGCTGATGTTGGTCATAGTGCTGGTAGTATTACTTTACAATCTACCTCGACATTCGGAAGTATAACACTAGATAGAACAGAGATAAAAGGTTTATCTAGTTCAGTTGATACATCAGGAGGCGACTTTTTTATGTTAATGTAATATGGAGAGCGTTTTAAAAGAATTAGCAGAGAATTTAGAGGGAGGATTAATAACAGCTTTAGTTATATTGGTTTTAGCTTTTATGTGGATATTCAAAAAGAACATACCTACATGGGTAAACAATATATTTAGATTAAAAGATAAATTAACTATTAAATCTTTAGAGCATCATGATGTTTTTAATACTTGTGCAAGGGTAGAGAAAGAGGTATCTTTTATGAAGTTCTACACTTATGGAGAGTACGACATATCCAAGAGTAAAATGTGTAAAGACTTTACTAAACATAAGATCAAAGTCTGTTCAGAAAGCTTTAACAACATACTAAAGGATGATATTGAAAAAATGAATCCTGATGAGTTTAAAATGTACATTATAGAAGCTCAGACTCAAATGCATATTAAATACATTGGTGCTATTGTAGATGAGTGGAGAGATAAAGGTATAGCCGAAGATGATATTAAATATGTTATTGATTTATTTGAAAAGTTTAGATATGATGTTGTAAAGGCTTTTGAGTATAGAATAAATTCAATCTTTAGTACAACCAGCCATAAAAACAATACAAGACGGCTATTAGCTATATTTGAAATGTGGGCTTTTGGTATTGACATGCTGCCTAGAGATATGCAAACAACTTTTGAAACTTTGAACGGTAGATTTAAAGAAATAAACTACTAAGTAAACTCTTATTTAGAATCAATCTAAATTATTTTACTATATTTAAACTATGGCTGATTACAGTAATATAATAGACGAATTACAGATAATAGCTAATGCCTTTGATGATGTTAGCTATTTTCTTTATAACCGAGTTAGTGCTGTAAATGGTACTCAAAATGCTAAAGGTTATCCTTTAATTCTAGTAAACTCTACTCCTAATACTATACGAGGTGATATTAATAATTCTTTTTTACCGAATAATAAGCGCTTTACCGTTGATATCTTTTGCTATAATTTGCGAAATAGAGATGTACAAGCGGTTAAGACGATGCAAAAAAGCCAAGCGGAGGTAGATGCTATNTTAGATAAATACATAGCTGAGGTGATTAGAAGAAATATATCAGGAGCTAATGGCTTTAGCATTGTAGAGTTTAATACAATAGGCGGTTTTATGGCTCATGATGTACACAACGATAAGTTAGTAGCATCTAAATACTCAATAACAATAGAATTAGACTCAAACTGTGTAACTGGTACATTTAATTACTAATGCTAGACTTTTCTAAGGTAGAAAATATGATAATAAAGGCTTTGCAAACTGAGTTAATCGGGCAAGGTCATAAAGCTACTGGTGAGTTAATAAACACTATTGAGGGTAGAACAATGCAGTTACCTGATAGTGTAGTTATTGAGATACTAATGCAAGATTACTCTAGATATGTTAATGATGGTAGAAAGCCAGGAGCAAAGAAAGTACCTATAAGCATTTTAGTAGATTGGATAGAGCGTAAAGGAATAGCGAGTGGAGATAAGGATATAAAAAACTTAGCCTTTGCTATTCAGATGAGTATATTTAAAGAGGGATCACCAACTCAAGGTAGTTTTAAGTTTAGTAATAACGGTCGTAGGGCTGGTTTTATAGACTTTGTAATACTTACTGAAATAAACCCAATAGTAGATGCTTTAGGTAAAGAGGTGTTTAGAAATGTAGATAATATAGTAACTGATATAGTTCAAGACTATAATAAAGATAATAAGTAATGGCAATAACTTTAGTAACAGCTCCAACATCACCAGTACTAGCTTATAGTCCTGTAGTGTTTCAGTTAAATAGTAATAACGCTGATATAGTACACTTAATAATTGAAACAGTAGTATCTTATGATGAGTTTGTTACACCTCTTAGAAAGTCAGCAACAAGCGTACAACCTAATTTAGGTACTACTAATGAATTTACTTTTGATATATCTGATATATTAAGTGTTAATGTTGACTTTGTTTTAAAAACATTAGGTTCTAGTGCTATAATAAATGATACTGATAACTTACAGTTTAGAATAAAAGCCTACGAGGTAACACAAAACCCAACAACAGGATTATTAGAAACTAATTACGATCCAGCAGATGCAAACAATACTAATACCAATTATCAAAGTGCTGTTTTTGCTGGTTTTAATTGGAGTGAGAGCCATTTTGACCTTAATAGTTTTAATTTATCTAATTACTCAATGGTTTCGGATGATAAGTTATTTCTTACTGAGGGTACTAACCCAAAAACTATAGAACTTAATCAAAATGAGTTCTTAGGTATGGCTTATGCTGTATCTACAGGAGGGGTAAAGAATTACAAAGTACAAGTATTAACGTATAATAGTGCTAACGCTTTATTAAACACTGATTTAATAAATGTAACACAATGGAATGAGTTTAATGTAAGCTCTTTAGTAGAGCCTTATTTAGATGCTCCTGTAGGTACTCAAAACCTTATTAACGCTGGTATTAGTTTAACCAATGTTGCATACTATACAGTTAGGCTAATTAATGATGATGGTAATAAGTCTGAGTTAAAAAGATATAATATAGTTGATGGATGCTCTACAGATTTAAGGGTACATTTCGTTAATAAGTTTGGTAAACAAGATAGTATAACTTTAAAAGGTAATCAGATTGAGGGATATACAAACAAGTCTACTAGATATCAAAAGGCTTTAAGTAGTACTTATAGTTCTAGTGATTATGGTAGTGCTATTGTAAGAAATACAAAGGTTAAAAACTTTACAGCTTATTCTAAAACTATCGGTAGAGATACCTTAGCTTTTGCTCAAAGTATGTTAACTAATAACATGGCTTGGATTGAGGTAGGTGGTAGTTACTTTAGTATCATTATTGATGATGGTAGTGGTGTAAAAGTTAACGAGCATAATATGCCTATACAGTTTATTTTAAATTTTAGTTTAGCTAATAACGAAAGAGGTTTAAGAGGATGAATGACGTAGTAATTAGAATATTAGATACTAGTAACAATGTACTAGGTAATTTAGATTTAACTAGCTTTACTGACTTTCCTTTAGTACTTACTAAGGGTATTGTAAACCTGGATAACTTAAAAGCTCGTACTGGTACATTCTCAAAGACTTTTAAAGTACCTAATACTAAGAATAACGCTACTTTATTAAGTAATATAGATGATATAAACAGCAGAAAAGACTATAGAGATGCTTTAAACCGTAAACCATGTGTTATTATAGCAAACGGAACGCAAATAGATAAAGGTTTTGTACAAGTTAGCAAGGTTTTAGAGGGTTTTGAGTTAGATAGTTATGAGTTAGTATTTTTTGGTAATAACATTGATTGGGTTAAGGGTGCTAGTGAGTTAAAGTTACGTGATATAAACTACAGAAATAATACACAAGAGTATTCAAAAAGCAAGATTAATACAGTTAACGCATCTAATAGTAATGTTTATGATAATTGCTATCCATATATAAGTAAGGGAGGTAATGAGGATGTTGCGAGTTTAAATGCTGAGGTTAGAGATTTTTACCCATCTTTCTATCTTAGAAGTATTATTGAAAGGGGTTTAAATGATTTAGGCTGGAATGTTAGTAGTTCTTTTTTAGATTT